AATTCGGATTATCCTGGTGTTAAGGCGCGTATTGTGTGTCCGTCTTTTCAGGTGTTGGAGACTGTGTTGTTGCCGGAGCTTAGGTTGTGGTGTCCTCCTAAGTCGTTGAAGGGTGGGTCTTTTGGTAAGGCTTATCATAAGCAGTTGGGTATGCTTCAGTTTGCTAATGGTTCTTGGATTGAGTTTAAGACTTATGTTCAGGATCCTTCTATGTTTGCTGGTTCTTCGCTTCATTTGTGCGGGTATGATGAGCCTCCGCCTTGGGAGATTAGGCGTGAGTGTAAGGTGAGGTTGGCGCAGTATGATGGGTTTGAAATGTTTGCTATGACTCCTTTGACTACGAATACTACGTGGGTGCGTAGGGAGATTTGGAAGAATAGGGAGTCGCCGGATATTACTGTGGTTCGTGGTTCGATTCACGATAATCCTACTTTGTCGAAGGCTGGTGTGTTGTCGGCGTTGGAGGCGCAGCCTGATATTTGGCGTAGGGCTGTGGAGTTTGGTGATTTTATTGATGTTGGTGGACTTGCGTATCCTGATTTTGGGAAGTGTGTTGTTGATACTCCGTATCCTAAGAGTGGTGGGGGTAGGCCTGGGGGTTGGTCTAAGTGGTATACGGCGCAGGATAATAGTTGGTCGGGGAATGACAGTATTGCGAATAGGGATACGTGGGATATTGTGGTTTCGATTGATCCTGGTATTAGGAACGCGGCGATTGTTTGGGTTGGTTTTGACAAGGATAATGTTGCCTACGTTTTTGATGAAGTGTTGCTTCAGTCTTTGACGCCTGTGGAGTATGCGGAGGCTATTAAGCGAATTAATCGTAAGTGGGGGATTCGGGAGTGCGTGTACGTTATTGATCCTGCTGCTCGTCAGCGTGCGCAGGTGAACTCTGACACTGTTCAATCGGAACTTATTAGGCAGGGTATTCCTACGATTAATGGGCAGAATAATTTTGAGACAGGGTATTTTCAGGTTCGGCAGCGTTCGGAGGCTGGGCGGTTGCGGGTGAATCCTGAGTGTCGTGGTTTGCGTTCGGAAGCTGATGATTACGCTTTGGAAGCTAGGGAAGATGGAATGATTAAGCCGTTGAAGGGGAATGACCATCGGCTTGATGCTTTGCGTTATGCCTTGATGACTCGCGCTTGGAATCCCGTTGCGGAGATTAAAGACCCTCAGCAGCAGTTGGGGTGGGAGGTTGGTACGTATGATCCTGAGTGGGAGGCTGAAATGATGGAGTTTAATGCTCAGTCTGGCCCGATGGGGGAGTTTGCTTGACGTATCCTCGGTGGTATGAGAAGGCTTTGGTTGCTTTGGATTATGGTGCTGTGACAGCGTTTGTGCCTGTTGATGATGGCGTGTTTCATTCTGTCTTTGCTGCTGGTAGTAAGTTGGTGGAGGATCGTATGATTTCTGATCCTTGTCGGTTTGCTGTGGTAGCTTGTGGTAAGACCCGTGAGTTTGCGCGGGACAATGGTTTTTTAACGGAGGATTATGATGAGTTTGGGTGATGGGATTATGATTGTGGAGCGTCCAGCGTTTCCGCCAGGTCACTGTATCGCGTCCCTTAGTGACGTTGATCCGAAGGGGTTTATTGATACGGGTTTAACTCCCGCGTTGATTGATCCTCGCGTTTATATTAGTATTTCGTGGATTGAAAGTATGGCTAGGAAGATGGGTATGGATTATGTGGAGAGTGCGGGCGACGAACGTATTGCTGAGCTTGAACTGGAACTTAAAGAAGCTGAAAAGCAACTTACAGCGATTGATGTAATTGAGTCTGCTGGGTTTGTGAAGCGTAAGCGTCCGGGTAGGAAGCCGAAGGTGGAGGCGTGATCCTTTCGGTGCTGCTGGTTGTTTTGTTGGCGGGGCAGCAGGTTTTGTTTGCTCGCCTAATCGTTGGGGAGCGTCGGGCGGCGAGTGTGGAGCGTAGGGAGTTGCTTCAAAGGATTCAAGACCCTGCGACCGCTAATGCTGCGCAGGCGCAGGAGAAACTTGATGTGGTGGTGGATCGTCATTACGTGGAGTTTGATGATGATAAAGATTTTGGTGTTGCTCAATCTATGTTGGAGAACTAAATGGCTGTTGTTGAGGATTTGAAGAAGGCATTGGGTATTAATCAATCTGTGCCTGCTGAAATCCTTAAAAGGATTGAGCGTGGTAAAAAGCAGATTGATGTGCGTGCGCCTGCTCGTAATGAGTGTATGGAGTTTTGGCGTGGCAATCAGTACGTTTATCGCACGAAAGAAAACTGGCTAGTTAAGCAAGGTGTTTTGTTGGGTGAGGGGGGTAAGCCTCGGCATCGTGTTCGGACTACTCGTAATCTTATTTCTCCTGTGGTGCGTCAGGAGGTTGCTTACGCTACGCAGAGGGTTCCTTCGTATCAGATTAATCCTTCTACGAGTGATCCTGATGATGTTAATGCTGCGAGGATTGCTCAGAAGGTTGCGCAGTATGGGTTTGATGCGTGGGGTGTGCGTAACGCTACGGAGCAGTGTGTAACTTATGCGGTTGTTGCTGATGAGGGTTTTGTGTGGCCGTATTGGGATAGTAATGTTCCGCCGTTCGTTAAGGACGGGTTGGGGGATACCGTTGGTATGGGTGATGTGCGCTTGGAGGTTCTTGGCCCGAATGAGGTTGGTTGGGAGCCTGGTGTTCGTTACGAGCATTCTCGCTGGTTTGTTGTGCGGCGTGCTATGAGTGTTGATCGCGTCAAAGCTATGGCTGGGTTTATTCCTGGTACTAAACTGTTGTCTGACAGTAAGGGTGAGAATAGTATTGGTAATGGTAATCAGACTGATAAAACTGATTTGGTTATGGTTACTGAGTATTTGGAGCGTCCTACTGCTGATTTTCCTACGGGTCGCAGGTACACTATTGCGAACGGGAAGATCATTACTCCACCGGAGGCTTATCCGTTTAGTGACGGTTCGGGTGGGGTTGTTGATGAACCTGTGCTTCATAAACTTAGTTACATTGTTGATCCTGATAGTGATAGGGATCAGGGACTTGTTCAGCATTTGCTTGATGCTCAACGGACTATTAATGATTGTACGAATAAGCAGTTGGAGTGGAAGAATCTGGCGTTGATGCCGCAGGTGTTTGCTCCGATGGGTGCGTTTAGTAAGAGGCAGCGTTTGACGGATCAGCCTGGGGCTGTGTTTGTTTATAATCCTGTTAATGGTTTGAAACCTGAGTGGCGGCCTACGCCGCCTGTTCCTGCTGAGTTGTCGCAGCTTAAAAGCGAAGCGATGATAGATATGAATAGGATTGCTTCGCAGAATGACACTCCGCAGGACGCTTCTGGTCGCGCGCTTCAAGTGTTGATTGAGCGGGACAGTAATGCTCGCCAGGCGTTTATTGCTCGTCTAAGTGAGTTTCATTCTCGTCTGATGCGGCATTGTTTAACACTGGTGTCTCAGCATTATTCTGAGCCACGTATTTTGAAGATTAATGGTCGGTTTGGGCCGGAGAGCATTAAGGATTTTACGGGCGCTCAGTTGCGTTCGCAGGTTGATGTGACGGTGTTTCCTGAAAGCATTGAGCCTCGCACAAGGCAAGCGTTGGAAACAAGGGTTATGGGGTATGCGGATCGTAAGTGGGTGAGTCCTGAGAAGGCTATGGCCGCGATTGAGCAGGGTACGGCAGCGGATTTGGTGGATTCGTATGAGCTTGATGTTGCTCGCGCGCATCGTGTGATTCAGCAGATTCTTAGTGGGCCGGAGGCGTTTTTGGGGCAGCCTCAGCAGTTTGGCCCTGATGGGCAGCCTGTACCTGCGTTTATGCCTCGTCCTGGGATAGACAACTTTCAGGTTCACCGCAGTATTTTTCAGGATTTCGCTAAGACGCAGGAGTTTGAGTTGTCACAGGACGCTGTTCGGGAGGCTGTGCTGCTGTATTTACAGGGATTGGATTGGTTGGAGCAGCAGGAGCAGCAGAAAGAAATGGCTAAGCAAGCGATGGCTGCGCAGCAGATGGGTATGGCTAACGCTGCTCGTGGGCCGTCTACGGGCGCTCCTAGCGCCCCTAGTACGCAGGTTGATCCTAATGCTCCTGTGGGTTAGCGCACCGCGAAAGAGCCTGTAGGCCCGCGTTCATTATTCCCGCTAGTGCCGGAAGTAAAGCCCTTACAGCTTTCGGCTTTTTATTCTTTCCCCGTTGTTTGGGGCAAGCCCTCAAAGTGAGGGTGTAAGCGACCAAGACCAATAATGGTCAGTCGTCCATTTAAGGAGATTACATATGACCGAGCAGCCTATTGATGAGGCCCAGCCCGATCAAGTCGCACCCCCTGAAGTGGAGGTAAGCGAGAGTTCATTTACGTCAGATACAGATATTCCACCTGAGCTAGAAGCTAGGTACAAGAGTATGCTGGGTGATTATACGCGCAAAACGCAGGAGATTAGTGAGCTTCGTAAGGAAGCGGAGTCTGCTGTGGAGTTTTTTAATGCGCTTCAAGATGAACAGGGGCGTGATGAAGCGCTCCGACAACTAGCCGAGTTCGTAGGACAAGACGAGTATTTGTCTGCGGCTGGCTTTGCGATGGACGGAGAGGACAACACCGATGACTTCAGTGAGTTTACTGAAGCTGCTGGTGATCCCCGCGTCGATCAACTGTCTGCCGAATGGGAGGCTTATAAAAGCTCTCAGCAGGAGCAGCAGATTCTAGGTGAAATTGAGTCCTTTACCGATCAGGAAATGGGTAGGCTTAGCATTGATAATGATGCTGAGCAGCGTGCCGTACTTAGTATTGCCGCAACTCTTGACCTGGACAATCAAGGACTGCCTCAGATTGAGGCCGCGTCACAGATGCTTAACGACCTTTATGGCGAGAAGCAGAAGTCGTGGATTGATTCTAAGAAAGCTCCGAGGCAGCCAATACAGGGTGAAGCAGCTACGCAAGGTTTCGACTTCAATAATGAAGATGAACGCCGCGCGCATATTGCTGCCCTTATTGAAGCCAACGACTAGAGCGACGTTATTCGTTCTAACTTAAATCCATTACCGGAGGTAAATTAAATGGGAGCTGACGTTAGCACCATTCAATCCGCCCTAAGAGAAACGTGGACTGAAGCGAAGATCGCAGAACAGCTAATTCAAGACAACCCTGTTCTGTCGAAGATTCGTCAGGTTAAGAATACCCAAATGGGCGAGTATGCCCTTACACCCATTCATATTGGGCGTAACTGGGGATTCTCCACTACTTCTTCAAGTGGCGGTACACTAAATGACGCTGGGAACCAGAGCTATGCTCAGGCTCAGTGGGCTTACACCAATCAGCACGTTCAGGTTAAAATCCAGGGCAGCGCGATTGACCAAACAAAGGGTGACGCACTTAGCGTTGCTTCAGTAGTTGATGAGGAAGTTTCAGGTGCCGTTAATGACCTGAATCGTAACCTTAACCGTCAGATTTTCCTTGACGGTACGGCGCAGATCGCACAGTGCGGTACTACAACGTCATCTACTACGGTTCAACTAAACACTACATCGGGCTTTAACGCTATTGAGCGTGGCTGGCTTGACGTTGGTGCTGTTGTTGATATCGGTACTACGGCATCGTCAGCGACCATCGCTGGTGGTGTTTCCATTACGGCTGTTGATCTTGCGAATAGCACGATCACGATTAGCGGTAGCGCAATCACTACTACATCGTCGCATTTTGTGACGCTGAAGGGTGCTCGTACTACTGCTCCCGTATCCCTCGAAATGAACGGACTTCACAACATTGTGAGTACGTCCGCGACTCTCGGTGGATTGACAACGGCATCGTATCCCGCTTGGACGGCAGCTAACGCTGACGCAACCTCGCAGGCTCTTACGCTGTCGCTGCTGTACCAGCAGAATCAGAATATTGCCCAGAAGACGGGTACTCCTGCTGACTATGTTGTTACTGGTCTAAAGCAGCAGCGTAAGGCATATGAGCTTCTTCAAGCTCAGGTGCGTTACCAGAGTGAAGCGGGCGGCACCGGCAAAGTCGGTTCTGTTCTCGTAAACGGCGTAGAGCTGTTTGCTGTGCCGGATTGTAAGAATGAGGATATTTTCTTTCTTACTGCTGGTGATTTGCTACAGGTTAGTGCGGGCGATCCGTACTGGCAGAGCAAAATCACTGGTGGAGAAACACTTGCCTGGATACAAGGGCAAGATGCATATGCTGGAAAAATCACAGTTAGAATGAACATTGGTGCTCGTAGGCGTAATAGCCACGCGAAGCTCAGTGGTCTAACCTAATGAAATTAGCCCCCTCACCTATTTGGGTGGGGGGGCGTTTTGTTTTTCTAAGGGGGATTTGATGGGTTTGATTTTGCCGGATAGTGTGCGTATGAGTATGGAGTTGGAGGATCAGTTGGAGCTTTTGGGGGATCGGCACGATTGGTTGAAGCATTTTGATCGTGAGTTGCGTGCGCTTGATCCGTATTTGAGTTTGGTGAAGGCTTCTGAATCGGCTACGGAGACTGGTTTGATTCCTGGGTTTTGGCACGTTAAGCGCGCTAATCCGTCGGAAATGGATTCGTATTATCCGTTGCGTGGTGATGACGGGGAGTTTGTGGAGCCTGGGTCTGAGCATTTGGAGTTGATGCGTAAGAATGATCTTCAGCGTCCTGGTGCGTTTCAGGAGTTTCAAGCGCGGCATAAGGCTGTTGAAGATGAAATGAAGGGGCGTAAGGCGGATCAGGCGCGTGAGCGTGTGGAGAGTATGGCTGAACGTATTGAGGTTGTGGAGCGGGCGCAGGTTAGTATGAAGGACGGTTGGGTTAATAGTGTGAAAGGTAAAAAGAGTTGATTTATTCTAAGCCATCGGTTTCGTTTGAGGCGGCTGCTTCTGGATTTGCTACGGGTTTGACAGGGACGCTTGCCGTCCGTGTTACTGATGGTCAAACTGGAACAAGTATTGCCCGTACTACTGTTGGTATCACTGAGTTTCCTAGTGGGTCAGGGATTTATGGTGTGACGCTTACAGCACCGTCTGGTACGGGGCAGTATCAGGTTGTGTGGGACGATGGTACTAATTGGGCTTCTGAGGAATTGACGGTTACGTTTACTGGCTCAGTGTATGTTGTGCCTGCTTCCGTTGGTGGCGGTATGGCTTTGAGTGTTATGCTCACAGAGTTTTATGCTAGAGGGTTTGATTACTTGAATGATAATGGTGCTGGGGAGGTTCGTGCTACTAGGTGGTTGAATCAGTCGTATTTGGAGATTTGTGAAATGGAAGATTGGGCGTTTTTGGAGGCTTCTGTTAGTGGTGTTGCGCCTTTGACGTTTACTGATTTGTCTGTTGTGGAGAGTGTGAAGA